AGAAATGGGTCGATATCAAAACGGGTAAACCGTGCGGTCGATCTGGTTCTGAAAAGTCCAAGCGTAGTTATCCCGCTTGTCGTCCAGCGAAAGCCGCTGGTCGGATGACATCCGCTGAGAAGCGGTCGATGGCAAGTAGGAAGACCAGTCCGGCAAGACAGTCTTGGCCGGTGTCACCTTCAGGAAAGAGGAAGTAATCATGGCTGAGAAGTGGATTCAAAAAGCGATCAAGAAGCCGGGCGCTCTGCGTCAGGCGATGGGCGTTAAGAAAGGCGAGAACATTCCCGCTGGTAAGTTGGCTAAGGCTGCCAAAGCTCCCGGTAAGATGGGACAGCGTGCGCGGCTTGCCATGACGCTCAAGAAGATGAACAAGGGTAAGTAAATGGCCAATCGCTATCTTCGAAATAGGAACGATGGGTTTATCTATCACTGGGACCCAATCCTTGCCGCTAACTCGCTTTGTGAGGAAGTGACGGAGGAAGAAGCGTTCCCAGAGCGTTTTGCCAAACCCGAGGTGGTTGAGAAGGCTAAGCGTGGTCGTAAGAAGAAAGGTGGGCTTGACTTTTCAACTGATGACATTCCTGAGCCTCCGACATATACTCCGCCTGAGTTGGCGGCTGACGCGTCGAGGCGCTTACCGTAATGACTCCGCAGGACGTAATCACGGAAGTTAGAAGGCTGATTCAAGACGAGTCGGCCCCGTTGCGCTATAGCGACACCGTGTTGCTTGGGTTTGTTAATGAAACCCTTAAGCGCATGGCTGTATTACGTCCTGACCTTTTCTCACTTATTACGAATATTTCGACTACGCCTAACGTAGTTGTTCAGAGTTGCCCGTCAGATTCCGTCCGACTGGTGGAGATTTTCCAAGTAGTGAATGGTAATGCCATCACTGAGGTGTCTAGGGATACCTTGGATCAATCCACCCCCGGATGGGTAAGCGAAACGGCTGGAACTCCGGTCAACTACGTCAGGCATGTCAGAAATCCTAACAGGTTCTTCTTGTACCCTCGCCCGACTAGCGGCACGCAACTGGTTGCAGAGTACATTCAGTCTCCGCCGACATACACGATCAACCAGACGATTGCGCTTCTTCCAGATGCGTACTTGTCTACAGTCGTGGACGGCACGGTGTACTTGGCTGAGTCGGTCGATAACGAGCATGTCAACTCTGGGCGGGCGAAGTTGTTCTACGACTCGTTCACTCAGACGCTTGGCGTAGGACTGCAGTCACGGCAGATCACTGACACTGAAGAAGGCGGACTTGATCCGAGGCAGGTGGTCTAATGGCTGACCGTACGTTTGCATCGCTAGTGTCTAAAATCAGCCCGAGTGTACCCGGCTGCCCGCAGCCGACCATGATTCAGTACATTCGAGATGCGGCTATTCGCGCGTGCGAGCGCAGTCTCGCGTGGCGTTGGGTTCAGCCTAAGTATGACTTGCTGCCCGGCGTGTACGAATACTTGTACAATAAGCCTACTAATACTGATGTGCATGTTGTATTCGATGCCATCGTCAACGACTCACCGTTGCAGAAACTGACGTTAGAACAGGCGTTATACCAGTTTCCGTACTGGGCTGATCTTTATAGTGGTGTTGATCCCAACGTCGTCTGGTTGAATTCGCAGTCGAATTCGTTCAACTCCAACCAGTACAACAACTCTCAGTACAACGGGAATGGAACCGGCCCGCTTCCTGATTCAGCCGTCGAGCGTGCCACTGACCCGCGTGCGATATGCCAACTGACACCGGACAAGTACATCATCCTGCCGTTGCCGGATCAGACTAAGGCGTACACGATGCGTATGTTCTACGCGTTGAAGCCTAAGCGCAGTTCGACTGGTATGGATGAGGTTATCTTCGACGAACTCGAAGATGTGATTACACACAACGCATTGCAGCATTTGCTTGTGTTGCCGAACACTAACTGGTCTGACCGTGAGCTTGCCGCGTATCACGCCAAGCAGTTTATCTTTCAACTTTCTGAACGCCGCGCGCGAGCCAACCTCGGAAATGTCCGTGGTGTTATGACAGCGCATATGCAGCGGTTTGGAGTCTAAACATGGGCGTAGTCCTTAAGAACAACGTAGTTGCTACGTTAGCTGCTGCGATAGACACGACCACCGTTTCGCTTCTGTTGAAGTCTGGAACGGGAGCTAACTTTCCGGCTTTGGCATCCGGTGATTACTACTATCTAACGATTGTTAGTGGAAGTTCAGCACCTGAGATCGTCAAATGCACAGGTAGAAATGGTGACACTTTGACTGTTGTCCGTGCGCAAGAAAGCACGGTTGCTCAGGAAGCAGCCGCTAATTCACGCGTTGAACTTCGTGTAACTGCGCAGTCAGTTATTGATTCTATTACTGCCAATGTTGGGTTATCTACAGCGTTAGCTACCAATGCAACAGAAGGGTTCTTATACGTTCCCACTTGCGCTGGTGTACCAACGGGTACTCCGGCTTCTTATGGTAGTAAAGCAGCAATGGTGGTCGATACGACTAATAACAGATTGTATTTTTATAGCGGCGGCTCTTGGCGTAATGCCGGTCCGTAAAGGTACTTAAACATGACTGTACTTCTTAAAAATAATGCTTATGGGTATCTGAGTTCGGCAGTTACGGACACAGCTACCTCTATCATTTTAACCACCGGTACTGGTGCTAACTTTCCAAACGTTGGGTCTGGTGAGTATTTCTACGCGACCATATCCACCACCGGTGGAGCGTATGAAGTTGTTAAGTGTACTGCTAGGAGCGGGGATGCTCTTACAATTACCCGTGGGCAAGAAGGAACTAACCCTGCTAGTTTTCCTGCCGGTAGCTTGGTAGAAGCGCGAGTTACTGCTCAGTCCGTTATCGACGCAATTGACGACAGAATTAACCTAAATGCTGAATGGGTAACTCCGCGAGCCTTCGGTGCTGTTGGTAACGGAGTCACTGACGATACTACGGCACTTCGAAATACGTTTGCCTACGCAACGCCTCTTGGCAAAACGGTTGTGTTGGAAGGCACGTACCTTATTTCTGGGTATATCGGTCTTAACTCGACCGTAGCATCCGGGTCACTGCACATCTACTGCGATGGTCCAGTGACAATTCAAGTGTCTGGATCGGCAACTGCATTCCGACAGGTTTTGTTCTTTGGTTCAACTGATATCACGAGCGCCTCAATTACAGGTGGCCCGCTGGCAATCAACTGTAATAATAAAGCTGCAACCGGTATCGAAATCTACAGCGCATCGTCCACGCTTTATGGCGCAGTGACTTTCTCTGCTGCTGTGACGGTGAATGACTGTACTGCCAATGACGCTGCTGCTACTTACGAAAATGGCGGCATTATTGTCAATGGTCGGTTTGAGCAAATCTTTATGAACTCGCCGCGTGTCGAAAACGTGGCTCGCACTAATACCTCTGGCGGTGCGTGTTCTGGTATTACTGTTACCTCGCTGGCTGGCGAGTGCTATATCTGCGATCCAGTCATCATTAACATCCTCTGCCCGAACGGCACCAACGGCGTTGACGCTGACGGTATCAAGATTTTCGGCGTAAACAACGCTGCCTCGCCTGCCGTGCAAACGCTGGGTAAAGCCACGATTCAGGGCGGCACGTTTGTGGACTGCCAAGGCCGCAGCGTCAAATCGCAATGCTCTGACACAACTCTTATTGGACCGACGTTCAAGCGTCAGCTTCACGTTTCGATCATCAATAGCCATGATGTGGACTTTCAGTCTGGCAATGGTCTGATCATCGAGCCGACGTTTGAGTACAAAAAGAACAGCACGGTCAGCCCGCTGGGCACCAGCCACCGTCCTGTTGCGTTCCAGCAGCGGGTATCTAACTTGCCGCAGTTGGGCAAGTGCATGGGCGGCTCGCTCAAGACCGAAGTGGATATGCCGGGCTTTGCAATTCTGGTTCAAGAATCTACTTCGGCTTTCTCAGAAACCGTTATTGACGGGTTAGTTGTTGAGCCGTTTGGCACGTTGACAACTACGGCGTTTACCCGCGCAATCCTCGAAACCGACATGGAGGTAATTAACGGTAAGACCGCTGGCACTAAGATGGTCGTCAGCAACGTGTCTGGCCCGATGAACTGCACTGGTATTGGTTATACCGCGTATACCACTGGGTCGCTTGCCGCAAAACTTGAATACGAGGTTACCGATCTTAAAAGCACTTTAACGCCAACCGACAGCCGCCTGTTCCACAACCTAAGCGGCAATCAGGTTGGGGAGGTGAAGGCATTTCTTGTACGAGACAATGCCAACTTTCGTGACCTCTTCCTCAACGCCGTCTTTAACTTCAACAACCTCGTCCCCGGATGCAAGTTCACCGTCCTCACCGACTCTGTTACGGCGACTAATGCGCCGTCTTGGGGAGTGGGTCGCTATGCTTTTATCGAAGTTTTAGGCGGACCCGGCGATGCGCCTATTACGGCAACCAACCGTAATGTTCGCGTTACGGTAACCGATGCGTCTACAAACTTAGTAGAGAATGTTTTCTACTCAGTGAATGGTGGTACGACTTGGAGTGAGACGCTGTTCGGTACTACGTCTGGTACTACCAAGACAGTCACAGGTAAGTTAGTTGTTGATGGACAAACACAGTTAGGAACTAGCATACCTGCGTATACCAAGTTAATTATTAACGGTACGTTGCCATCCAGTACGGGCGCGTCGTATTCGTTTATTAACTCTGGAACGATTCCTAGCACAACGACCGACTACATGGCTTACCGTTCTGGTGCGGGAACAGAAAACGCGGCGTTTACGCTCGGTTCATACATTCACTATTACGCTGTTCAAGGCACTGTCACAGGTGGAAGCCGCACGGCTCCAACTTCGCAATACGGTTTTGCTGTTGATTCAAGTTTAGTCGGAGCAACTAGCAACTACGGTTTCTGGTCGAATATTCCAACTGCAGCCAATCGCTACAATTTTGTCGCTGCTGGTACGGCTCCCTCGTTCTTTGTTGGCGCGATTGGTTGGATCAGTTCAACTTTGACAATTGCTTCTGGTGCTATCACGGCGCAGCGCAACTACCACTTGGTTGCTGGCGAAGGCGGATTGGCTGATGACCTGACTGACATTACAGCGGCTGTTGATGGACAGATGCTGGTGCTTCGAGCGGCCAGTGACTCAGTGACGATCACTGTCAAATCCACCGGTAATATCAAAACTTCCGGCGCGGATATGGTGCTTGATAATCAGTACGACACAATCACGCTGATTTACGATAGTGCTTTGAGTTTATGGCTTGAGATTGCCCGGTCTAACAACGGCGCTTAATTAGAGGAATTTAAAAATGGCTACTGTCTCTCCTGATTTTTCACCGGTCTTTGCCCAAGGGCAGACCATCATGCGTAGTATCTGGGCCGATCTAGCTACCGGTGATACGGTGGTTCAGTTAGGTATTCCCGGACAGGCTGCTGTCGCTGGATCAGTTCAATTTACTGGTACGTTTGGCGGGGCTACTGTAAAGTTGCAGGTATCGAATGACAACTCTACGTACTTCGATATGAAAGACTTGCTTGGTAATACGATTAGTACAACGTCAGCGGCGTACTTTGAATTCACCACTGCTGGTGTTTACATCCGTCCGGCTATTAGCGGCGGTACGGGCGATGCAGTAGATGTCACCATGAGTCTTCGTGGATAGTTAAATGCGTAACATTGTTGTATTTCTACGACTAAGATTACAAGGCGGCACACCGGATAGTCGCTCT